CTCATCCTCGCAGACGAGTCCGACTGGATCGGCGGCGAGTTCTTCGCGCCGGCCGCGACCGACTTGGTCGACGGACTGATCGGTCAGTACCGCAGCATGCGTCGCCGCGTCGAAGAGGTCGCCGCCCTGGTGACGGGCGAGACCGCCGGCGCGGTGAGCTACTTCCTCGAAGCAAACGCACAAGACCGGCGCTACGGCGTGCCGAGTGTCGAGCGGCTGTTCCAGCTCGACGGCGCGCTGGCCGCGCTGAATTCCGCCTACTGGGCGAAAGCCATCAACCTGACCGACGTGCTCGACGCGATGCCGCAGGCCCGGCGCGACGAGTGGAACAAGTCGATCCGCGAGCACACCGCGCCGGAGTTCTCGGAAGAGACGGTGCGCGCGACGCTGCAGGACCTGCTGATGTCGCGCTCGAAGTTCTTCGCCGAGCGCGTCGACGGGATCTTCCGCGCGCTCTCCGGTGAGCACGTCACGAACAGCCCGATGGGATTCGGCAAACGGATGATTCTGTCCGACGTCACGAATACCTACTACTCGACCGAGCGCGTCGGCTACATCAACGACCTGCGCTGCGTGATTGCGAAATTCATGGGGCGCGACGAGCCGGGCTGGAATGCCTCGGGCGCGATCGTCACCGAAGCGCGCCGGCAGCGCGGCGAGTGGGTCGCGCTCGACGGCGGGGCGCTGCGCCTGCGCTGCTATCTCAAGGGCACGGCGCACCTCGAAGTGCATCCGGATATGGCATGGCGCCTGAATTGCGTGCTCGCGCAGATGCACCCGCATGCGATCCCGAGCGAGTTCCGCCAGAAGCCGAAGAAGAAGGCGAAGGAATTCGAGATGATCCTGCGCCCACTGCCGTTCGCGGTACTGCGCGAACTCGGCGGCATGGAAGAGCAGATCGAATTCATTGACCCGTCTGGCACTTATAAGCGCCGCACGCGCCGCATACCGATGACGCGCAAGTTCGGCTACGGCGAGTTCGACAAGAGCGCCCGTAACGAGGCGGAACGCGTGCTGGCCGGCATCGGTGGGGTGCTTGCGAAGGGTGGCCACTGGCAATTCGCCTATGACCCGTCAGAAGTGCTCGCCGAGATCGTCTGCAGCGGCTGCCTGCCGGATCAGAAGTCGCACCAGTATTACCCGACACCCGAGCGGCTTGCCCGGATCGCCGTCGAGCTCGCCGAGATCGGGCCGGACGACCTTTGCTTGGAGCCGAGCGCCGGGACGGGCGGACTTGCGGACTTCCTGCCGGCGGCACGCACGCGCTGCGTCGAGATTTCAGATCTGCACTGCAAGGTGCTGCAGGCGAAGGGTATCGACGCTGTGCCTATGGACTTTCTGGAATGGGCGACCAGGACGCGCGACCGCTTCGACCGGATCGTAATGAACCCGCCGTTCAGCGAAGGGCGCTGGATGGCGCACCTTGAAGCTGCTGCGGGACTCGTGAAGGCCGGCGGCCGGCTGGTTGCCATCCTGCCGGCGAGTGCCCGCGGTAAATGCTTGCTTCCCGGGTGGGACCACACGTATTCGGCGACGTACCCGGGCGAGTTCGCAGGAACAGGTGTGTCGGTGGTGATCCTGGCGGCGGATCGCGCCTGATGCGCGGACGAAACAACGGCCACGTCATCGGGCGGGCAAGCCCTCGGTGGCCGTCACAAAGCGAGGAAATAGTGAACCAACCGAACCGGAAAGTAAACCGAGGCGCGAACCAGTCCGTCGAGACGAAGTACGCAACGACGCTGATCTGCGAAGCGCTCAAGGAAATCCGCAGCGGGCGTATCGGCCGCGCTGTGAAGATTCTCGACCATGCGCTAGTGCTGCTTCCGAAGATCGGCGACCAGGAGCAGGAAGCGGCCTCTGCGCGCCGCACCGCAGCGGGAGTCGGGTTCGATGCTGATCGTAAAGGGGCCTCGTGATGGCGTCGCCAGCAAAGGTAATCCACATGGATGAGCACAGAGGCGTCGGCCCGCAGCTTGAAGACGGGTTCGTCCGCATCGCCAACGAACTGTACGACGCGATCCTGTTGAAGTTGTCGTCCTACCGGCACATCAAGATTGTGATCACGGTCATCCGCAAGACCTACGGCTACGGGAAAAAAGAGGACGACATCACCATCTCGCAGCTCGCGGACATCACCGGCATTCACCGGAACCACGTCGGAAAGACGGTCCGCGAACTGGAAGCTGCGCACATCCTCAACCCGATCAAAGCCGGCGCGCATGGGCTGATCCTTGGCCTGAACAAACACCACTCGCAGTGGGTCGAGGATGGCATCAAGCCGAGGGGCCAGGCAACCAAATTGGTTGATGACGTAGAAGGCAACCAAATCAGTTGCGCAGAGCAACCAAAACAGTTGAAGGAAGCAACCAAAACGGTTGATTTCAGCAACCAAAACGTTGCACACAATAGACAACCCCAAAAGACAACCCCAAAAGACAACCCCAATACCTCGACGCCGCTTCGCGCCGCCGAGGTGAAATCGTGGGGCGACGCCTTCGCTGAGTTCTGGATCGTCTTTGCCTACAAGCACGGCAAGCACGAGGCGAAAGAGTCGTGGGGGAAGCTTGGCGCCGCCGCCGCCCGTGAAGGCGCAGACCTGCCGACGTTGCTGGCTACGGTCCTGTCCGCTGCGAAGCAAGAGGCTGCCCGTCGCCCGCACATGCTCGCAAAGGGCTCGACGCCGAAGTACGCGCAAGGTTGGCTGACCGACCGCCGTTTCGAGGACGAGAGCCTGCAGGAGTGGGGGCGGTACTCTGCCGAACAGCAGGCCGTGATCGACGACTACAACGCCGTGATGGCCGAAACGGGCTGGCCGGCTGCCGTCACCTCGCCGTGCATCCCGGAGCGCGCCGCATCGATCTCCGCGTTCCTGGGCCTCGGCAAGAAGCCGGGTTTCTGGAAAGCGTACTTCGGCTACGTCGCCGAGAACGTACCGGATGCCGACACGACCGGAATCGACTGGCTGCTGCGCCCGGACACCTACGCGAAGATCCGCGAGGGCGTGCATCGTCAGAAGGTGGGAGCATGAACCTATCCTCGCCCGCTGCCGAACAAGCCGTCATCGGATGCTGCCTGCAGGGCCAGATCCTCGCAGATCGGGTTGCCGGACTGATGCCGGACCACTTCGCCGTCGCGTCGCACCGCGCAGCCTTCGCCGCAATCCTGGCGACGTGGCACCAAGGTCGGCCGGTTGATCCGGTGTCGCTCGATGACGCGCTGCGCGGCCGAACAGAGCATGCCGATCTGACGTACTGGGTCGAGTGCTCGGAGTCGAGTTACAGCCTCGCGATGCTGCCGGGCCACGTTGCAACCGTGCGCAACCACGCGACCCGGCGCGCGCTGCTTGCGGCGGCCGATCAGATCGCGTCGATGGCGCATGGCGAGGGCGACATCCGCGAGCATGTGGCGAGCGCATCCGCACTGGTGTCTCGGTTGATCGACGGCACCGTGACGCGAGGGCCGCGACTGGTGGCGGATGCGCTTCGCGACTACATGCCCGAGATCGGCGATCGATGGGACGGCCGCAAAGACGGGCTGATGACAGGGTTCGCCGACCTGGACGCGAAAATTCGTGGCCTTCGCGCCGGCAATCTCGTGTTGATCGCGGCGCGGCCTGCGATGGGCAAGACAGCCCTTGCGATGCAGATCGCGGCGAACGTCGCGGCGGGTAGCGTCGTGGTCGCCTTCTCGCAGGAAATGGCCGAAACCGAACTCATTGACCGCCTGCTCGCGTCCACTGGTCGGATCTCGCTCGAACGGATTATCGGCGGCGGCATGAGCGAGGACGATCACGATCGATTCGCCGGCGCGATGAGCCGCGTGCAGGGCTTGAGCCTGTACGTCGACGACCAGCCAGCCCAACGCATCAGCGACATCCGCGCCAAAGTGCAAAGCGTGCGCCACAAGCATCCGATTGCGCTGGTGGTGGTCGATTACCTGCAGCTCATGACCGGCGACGGGCAAAACCGGAATGGCGAAATCGAGCAGATCAGCCGAGGGCTCAAGGCGCTGGCGAAAGATGTCGGCTGCCCTGTGATCGCGCTCTCCCAGCTCTCACGCAAGTGCGAGGAGCGCACGAACAAGCGCCCGATGCTGGCCGACTTGCGCGACTCAGGCGCCATCGAGCAGGACGCGGATATCGTGATGATGATCTATCGCGACGAGGTCTATAACCCGGACTCGCAGGACATAGGCACGGCCGAGATCCTGATCCGCAAAAATCGTCAGGGGGCTACAGGCGACGTGCGGCTTACGTGGCTCGGCGAATTCACGTCGTTCGAAAACTGCGACTACCAGGGCTCTCGCCAGCAAGAAAACGCGCCTCGCTCGAGGAGGGGGTTTGATGTTGATTTCTGACCAGCACCGGCACGCCTGCGAAATCCGCTGGTGCGTGCAGAACTTCTACCCGGACGGCGTTCGAATGGCGGCGCACATGGCATGGGTCGAGACATACAGGGGGAAACCTGCTGCCGATCGCCTAAGGACGGGCGTGCGTGAGGCGTGGCGCGCGGAGATGGCATCGGCGAAGGAACCGTCGTGAGCAAAATCATCATCCAGAACGACTCGACGCGCAGCGACATCCAGGCGCTTCAGTACGTGATTTCGGTGATTCGCGGCGGGAGGATTTCCGATCACGGGAAATCGTACTGCTTCGCCAGTACGTTCCTTGATGGCGTCGTCGTCCATGCCACTCGGAATTACAAATCCGACAAGTTCGTGGTTCAGGACTGCGTAGCGGTGCCGACATGACGATGGAAATCCTAGCAATCGACCCAGGGACGGAAGAATCTGGATGGTGCATTTACCGGTCCGGCATCGTTGTGGCATCAGGCGTGGAACAGAACGGCGACATGATCACCCGCATCGATCAGTCGGACGCCGACGTTCTTGCGATCGAGATGGTGGCGAGCTACGGAATGGCGGTCGGCAGAGAGGTATTCGAGACCGTGCGATGGATCGGGCGATTTCAACAGACGTGGCGCGACCCGGACGCGGTGAGGCTCGTCTATCGAAAGGACGTGAAGATGCATCTGTGCGGGACGCCGAGAGCCAAGGACGCGAACATCCGTCAGGCGCTGATTGACAAGATCGGGCTGCAGGGCACGAAGAAGGCGCCGGGGCCGACGTATGGGGTCAAGTCCCATGCGTGGGCCGCATTGGCAGTGGCAGTGACAGCGGAGGCAGCATGAGCACGCACACCGTGAAAATCGAGGTCATCGGCATGTACCCGCACGGCGAGAAGCAGCATGCATCCGTGTCGGTATCCGGCGACGGGAGCATCGATCACATGATCGACACCTTCGCGGCCGCGCTGGTCGCCGCAGGGTTCTCGGCGGATACGGCATCGAGGTTGGGGTTGATCGAGCAATGACCGACGACGACATCATTGAGGCATTCGAGCACTCGGCAGCGTTAATCGAGTACGACGGATGGATTCCTCGTCGCAACGCAGAGTCCATGGCGCTGCGCATCATCAGCAAAACCTACGGACAAGACGCGGCCAAGGTCGCACATCGGCACGCCGAAGCACGGCGGGCAAAAGGGGAAGACGAATGAGAAAAGTGATCGTAAGCCAATTCGTAGCAAGAGACATTCCAAACTCGGTGAGAAAGGAATACGTGCTGGAGCCGAAAGGGGAGGCATTGTTCCACCAGTTTGGCGTCTGTTATGAGGAATTCGACGGCGGACCGGGGAATTATTCGACTGTGATTGTTGAGTGGCCTGACGGACAGCTTGAAAACGTGTCGGTTGATCGCGTGAAGTTTGTCGAGCCAAGCATCAAAGGCGAAGACGAATGAAGGATGACGAGTTTCTTGCGAACATGCGAGCCCGGATCAACATGGCCTATGCGGACCAGATCGGAACCGAGTCATGGGAGCGGAAACGGGTGCTTGCGATCATTGATCGACTACAGGTCGAGATCGCTCAACTGAAATCGTTGTTGATGGCTTGCGGAAAGGAAAGCGGAAATGACTGACACGAATGCACGGCTCGCGGAACTCGAACAGAAGATGCGATCGATCCAGGAACTCGCGGCGTACTGCCTGCGGGGCAACGAGCAGTACCACACGACGATGGTCAAGATTCATGCGCTGGTGGGCGACGGGCGGAAATGATCAACGCCATTCATCTGCTGAAAATGGAGGCACAGTGCAGGAGACGCATGACGACGCCGAACGCGCACACCATCACTGAGCATGCCGCCACGGAAAACGCGAAGCTTGCCGATGAGTACGAGTTCGCAGCCGAGGCCCTGCGCAAGCTGCACAACGAGGGATTCGGCGAAGGCGTAATGGCTGGGCTGAAATCGCTCGCGGAAAGCTGTAAGGCGCGTCGGGGAGCGAAATCCGAGACGCTGGAACGGATCGATGGGGCGACGAGATGATCGGGTCCGATATGGAGACCGTCATCGACACGATACGCAATGCCGCCCGACTGCAGCGCGAGAACGGCGAATTGCGCGATGCGCTCGACTGGTACGCGCAGTCCTCGAACTGGCGCCGCGAGGTACGCAACGTCGGCGGAAAGCGCGTGAAGTGGATCAAAAGTCCGGCCGCATTCGACCGTGGGGCGCGAGCGAAATTCGTGATTCTGACGCTGGAAGGTGCTCGATGACGCGTGGGGAGATTGACATGACGCAAGACGAATTGATTGCAAGGCAAGCGCTGCAACTCGAAGAACTGCGAGACGAAGTTGCCGATCTGAAAGATCGCGCGAGGAAAGCGTGGGAACACATCTACTGCATCGGCGGGCCATTGAATGACAACCTGCTCGGCTATACAAGGCCGCAGATGGTGACGTTTGCACGAATCGCTGGTGAGCTTGGCGACGTATAACGAGAAGGTAACAGGATCATGACCCCGACATTTCATGGCGAGATGCAGCTAGCCGGATGGGCCGAGTCCCATACGTCCGGCGCGAAGCTGACCTTTTGGCTTCCGGAATCCGCCGATTTGGAAGTCTTCCGCGGCATGACCGCGCGCAAAGGGCACAAGGCCGGGCAGCGGTTCGCGGTGGTGCTGGTCGAGATAGGGGAGGATGAGCTTCCGGTTCCGCCGCCGGTCGTTCGGCCGACACCAGCCCCGGCACCAAAACCGAAGGGCGGCGAGCTCTCGAAGCTCGCAGGACGCTGGTGCGCGGACGAGATGTTCCGCCACTGGCTCAGCGTGGATACCGCAGAGCAGGCAGCAGACGCAATCAGGATTCCGTGCGGGGTCACGAGCCGCGCCGAGCTGGACCACAACGCAGACGCGGCGCAGAAATTTCACCGGTATTTCCGAGAGCCATTCATCCGGTACTGCCGTGATGCGGGGATTGAACTGTAATGAACAAGGAGATGCAGATGGATCGACACCACTTGATTGCGATTGCGAAGGAGGCGGGCTTCAAGGTTCAGGCTGGCAAGAACCCCGGCGTGCTGATCGTCGAAGGAAGCGGCGGACTGTGCGAGGGCACGCTGGCGAAGTTCATGGAGTTGATCTCATAGGTTTGCGCGGAGGTTGCGGAGGAAGGCGGGTACAACTGCTGTTGCGGGAAAAACATTCGCAGGCAGATGACTTTTGCTTTGGATTCGTCCGAATACAGCGACGACATCGTTGATTATTTGATGAGTCGCGTACTGAAGGAACACGGCGGGATGGGAGACGAGTTTCTCAACCACTTCAACCTTACGAAGACCGACAGCATCATGCATCTTGCTGCGGCAGAGGAAATCAAGATGCTCAGGCATGCTATGTCTGCTGAGCGGAATCGTGGCGTGGATTCGTGATATGAGCGATTCCGAAAAGGCCCGCATATGGCGTGAGGCTGAATGTATCGCCGCAGAAGACGCGTACTTCGAGGCAAGGCCGCAGATCGACGGCGACGATATGCGCCGCGTGTTCGATGCTGGATTTGAGCGGGCATGGGACCAGCAGCAAGCGAAGATAGATCGTATCCGCACAACGCTTCAGTCTTCGAAGATGAGCGCAGCCGAAGCCCCGACGCCATCTATGCGCATCATTAGGGAAGGCGTGTGCGTCGGTCATCGCGAACGTGGACAGTCTGTCGAGCTATGACCAGCCTCTACAAACGCATCCTCGCCGCGATGCACTCGCAACAGCCGCGTTATTGCTCGCAGTGCCGATGCCAGCGACCGCGAAAGGGCGGGCGGGAGATCGCGTTCAATGGCGGGAAGAACGCGAGATGGGTGTGTGGCCTGCATCAACAACAAAGGGGATCGTGATGGAGTTGTTAGCGAAGATCGACCCGCAACCGCCGGAAGGCATCAAGTACATGCTCGGCGGAGAGGAGTGGAAGCCGGAAGGCGAGCGGTCGCCTATTCGGTTGATGTGTGAAGAATGGGGAAACCTCGGCCCGATGGAGTTGAACCCCGAGATCGAGGACAACGGGAACGGCTTCCGCGTGCGGGCCACAGAGATTCTTGCCCCGGCCGGCGCGATCGGATTCACGGACGTGGATGGTGTGTATTTCTGGACAGACACGGACCAATTTGGGCGCACGAAAGACGAGCGATGGTTGTGCGGCCTGCCCGGTGGCATTGCATGAAGCTATATCACTAATGAAGCTATATCACGCGACGACACAAAAAAAGGCGAGGCTGTACCGGCAAAGCGGAGCCATACACGCGCCGGTGCGTGGATTCACGACGCTGCAGGCCGCGATGGCGTGGGCCATGAAGGTGGGGCGTGTTGTGGTCCTTGAGTTTGACGCGGACCGGCCTCACAAACTGCCAGATCATCACAACGCGTTCGGTGAGGCATGGTGGAACGACGGTGACGTGAAAGAGTGGCGCTGCGCGTTCTCGGCCGTCGGAGGCGCATAACCATGGCCTGTATAGGATCGGCAGTGATCGTGCGCGGAGTTGCGGTCGCGTGGTTTGCTGAGTTTGACGAATCCGCGGAGGACTGGTGTCGAGAAAACCACTTCGGAGAATGGCTGGCGTGGCGGGCGAAGCGTCCAGAGATCGTGCCGCTAACCGAGGCCGAGTACGACGAAGTAATGCGCGGCGGGGAGGAACTGGCGTCGCTATTCAAAGAACCGACCAACGCAGATGGCAGCACGGAATGACCTACAGCTGCAAGACCACAGACCCGACCGAATGGCGCGGAAAACCGACCGAGCAATGGATGCAGAAAGGATGGCGATACCTGCACCGCGGCGATGTCGTCACGCGCGAGCCGGTGATGGTCAAGATCCGTACGGACTGGCTGCCGATCCGGTGCGGGCGGCTTGAGCAGCCTGGATATACGGACACCGGGTGCGCAGGGTGCGCGCTCGATAACAAAAAGGACGCCGATGACATTGCCATCTGAACAATACCAAGACCCTGCCAAATGGCTCGTCATCAAGGGGCAGGACTGCACGCACTGCCGCAGCATCGAGATCATCGAGTGGTGCGGCGTACGGGTGATCTCGTGCGGCAACGAGCAGGCGCCGAGATCGCGCAGGAACAACGCGCCGGCGTGCCGGTGCCACCTGTACCGACACAAAGGGGCGCCGGATGTCGATGTCAACCAACCAGGGGGCTGAATGATCCGGGAAAGCATCTTCGAGCAGTTGCGGCGCATCCCTGATGATCTGCAGGAGACGGCCGCACGACTGGACAATTGGGCGCACTGGTCGCGCGACCGACTCAGGCAAGGGCATTGCAGATCAATCGAGTACCGCTACAAATCGACGGACATTTTCCAGGACATCGAGCCGCGCGCGGAGTGGGACAGCCTGGCCGCCGAGTCGCTGCACAGCCATGTGTGCGCGCTGCCGGACAAGCAGCGGTGGCTGATCCATTTGCACGTTCTGCACCGGGCACCGGACGGATTTATCCGGCGCACGCTCGGCATCCGGCGCGATGATCTGGTGATGGAGCTGCACCGGGCGATGCGGATGGTGCGGAACCGGGCGCGGCAAAGTTGAACCCGCTCGGCATCTGTGCTATAAATCGCGCAGAGTGCTGATACCGTCACAGACGAGACCGGATGCCGAAGGCAGGCATCCGCGACTCCGACAGAAGCCCGTCACCGAAAGGTCGCGGGCTTTTTGCTTTAGAACGCGCCAAGCTTAGAACGCTGGATCACCGGCAGTGCTGGCCCGACAGGGCGATGCTCAAACCGTGCGCGTCACTCAGCATGCGGTCGCACACGCCGCTATCCGTCCGCGCTGCCAGTCCGGGCTATAGGTGTGCAACTGGCAACCATTCAGCGCCTCGCCATCTTCGGATCGCGGGGCGTATTCGTTTCTGCGGTACATCGAGAGCACACATGGCGCTGACACACAGACAGCGCCGCTTCGTGGCGGAATACCTGATTGACTTGAACGCCACTCAAGCGGCGATTCGAGCAGGGTATTCGGCAAAGACATCCAGCCGCATCGGTCCGGAGTTGCTTGGAAAAACTTGTGTCGCGGCCGCGCTGACTGCTGCGATGCAGGATCGCGAGAAGCGGACGAACATCACGCAGGACCGCGTACTGGCCGAACTCGCGAAGATCGGATTCGGCGACATCCGCAAGGCGGTCAAGTGGGGCGCCGGGCTCGCTGTGCCGAACCCCGAATCCGGGGCGGTCGAGATCATGAACGGCGTTGCGCTGATCGGAAGCGAAGAGATCGACGACGCGACGGCTGCATCGATCTCTGAGGTAAGCCAGACCGCACAGGGCATCAAGATCAAGATGCACGACAAGCGCGCTGCGCTGGTGGATATCGGTCGGCACCTTGGGATGTTTGTCGATAAGCTCGACGCCACCGTCACCACGAAAACCCTGCCCGCATCCGTCGATGACTTCGTATGAGCCTCACGGACACGCAGCGCGCGTTCGCGACGAGTCGCGAGTCGTTCCCCTGTTTCTGCGGCGGGTTCGGTAGCGGCAAGACCGCAGCGGCGATTGCCCGCGCGATGGCGCTAAAGTCCCACTTTCGCCAGTGCGACATCGCCTACTACCTGCCGACCTACCCACTCGTCGAGGACATCGCCTACCGGCGGTTTCCGGAACTGTGTGAGCGCAAGGGCTGGGCCTACAAGCTGAACAAGGCGAGCGCCTACATCGAGTTCCCTGGCGCCGGCCGGATCGTGTTCCGGACGATGGAAAACCCGGCGCGCATCGTCGGCTACGAGGTCGCGCACTCGATCTGTGACGAGCTTGACACGCTGCCGATTGAAAAGGCGCGCGAGGTCTGGAACAAGGTCATTGCCCGGAACAGGCAAAAGTGCTCCATGCCGAACACGGTAGGGGTCGCGACGACGCCGGAAGGGTTCCGCTTCGTCTATGACCGCTGGGTCAAGAACAAAATTGACGGTTACGTGCTTTTTCGCGCGAAGACGATGGACAACGCCGCGCACCTTCCGGCCGGGTACGTCGAGAACCTGCGCAATAGCTACCCGTCGAGTTTGTTGTCGGCCTACCTGGATGGCGAGTTCGTCAATCTGACAGCAGGCAGCGTGTATCCGGTTTTCGATCGGGCTCGCAACGCGACCTACGAACGCATCAAGCTGGGCGAGCCGCTTCACATCGGGCTCGACTTCAACGTTACGAAAATGGCCGCTGTGGTCCACGTGGTCCGCGATGGTCTGCCGATGGCGCTCGACGAGATGGTCGATGTGTTCGACACGCCGGCCATGGTCGCGCTGATCAAGAGCCGGTTTGCCGGGCACCAGATCAACGTCTATCCGGATGCGTCGGGCGGGAACCGGAAGAGCCAGAACGCGAGCGAGTCGGATCTTTCCTTGCTTCGTCAGGCGCAGTTCCGGGTGTGTGTGAATCCGTCGAACCCGGCCGTAAAAGACCGGGTGCTGAGCATGAACAAGATCATCGAGTCGCGGGATTATCGGATCAATCCGGACGCGTGCCCGGTGTATGTCGAAGGGCTGGAAAAGCAGCCGTACAACAAATACGGCGAGCCGGACAAGACCGCCGGCCTTGATCACGCACTGGACGCGGCCGGATATTTCATTTCGTACCGATACCCGATTCAGAGCCGCAAGGCGATCGTGCAACAACTGAGGATGTAACAACGCATGGCAGACGTTCGAACCGAATCCGCTGCAGTGCAGGAGATGGCCTGTCATTGGCCCATGCTCCGTGCGCTGCTTGGCGGAACGTCTGCAATGCGCGCGGCCGGCAAGCGATATTTGCCGAAATGGCCGAATGAAAGCGAAGATGGGTACGAAGCGCGGCTCGCCGTGGCGACGCTCTATCCGGCCTATTCGCGCACCGTCGAGGTGATGGCGGGAAAGCCGTTCAGCAAGCCGCTGGCGTTGGGCGAGGACGTTCCGCAGCGCATCGTGGAATGGTCGGATGACATCGATTTGCAGGGCCGGAACCTGCACACCTTCGCATCCGACATCCTGCGCGACGTGATGGGCTATGGCGTATCGGGCGTGCTGGTGGATTTCCCGACCGTCAGCAATGTGCGCAACCTGGCCGAAGAGCGCGCCGCGAACGCCCGCCCGTATTTCACCCGCTACGCACCCGGAACGGTGCTCGGATGGCGAACGGCCCGGGTGGGCGGGGCAACGCGCCTCACGCAGCTACGATTGCTCGAAGCGGTCGAGGTCGAAGACGGACCGTATGCGGTCAAGGCCATCGAACAGGTTCGCGTACTGGTTCCAGGCGGGTGGGGCGTGTTCCGTCAGGACGAAGGTAGGGCGGAGTCGAAGTGGGTCTTGATCGACGAAGGATCCACGTCGCTACAGCAGATCCCGTTTGTCTTTTTTTACGGGCAGCGCACCGGCTACGGCGTGGGCATGCCGCCGTTGATCGAGCTCGCACACCAGAACGTCGAGCACTGGCAGTCATCGTCCGATCAAACGACGATCCTGCATGTGTCTCGCGTGCCGATCCTGACGGTCATTGGCGCCGAGGACGATACCGCGATCACCGTGGGCGCGTCATCGGCGGTCAAGCTCCCGATCGGGGCCGACATGAAATTCGTCGAGCACTCGGGCGCATCGATCGAAGCCGGCCGGCAATCGCTATTGGATCTCGAGGAGCGGATGCGCCAGACCGGCGCAGAGCTGCTCGTGCTCAAGCCGGGCCAGATCACCGCGACCCAGGTGAACGCCGAGAGCGAGGCGAACAAGTGCGCGCTGCAGCGGATCACCGAGGGCGTTGAGGATGCGCTAGACCTGTGCCTGCAGTTCGCTGCAGAGTGGGTGGGCGAGCCGGGCGGCGGGCATTTGTCGCTGCACAAGGACTTCGCCGCGGCGACGCTGGTGGATTCGATGAAAGACCTGCACGTCATGCAGATCAGCGATGAGACGAAGTTCCGCGAGGCGCAGCGCCGCGGGATCATCTCGGGAGACGTGGATTGGACGGAAGAGCAGGACCGGATGCAGACGCAGGGTCCGGCGCTTGCAATGGCTGAGTAATGACGACCACAAACGAGCGCATTTCCGACGATGCCGTCCGCCACAGTATGGATCTCGTGCGGTACAGCGGCGGGGTCGTCCGGCGGCTGATCGCACTCCTGAATCGTGTAGATTCGGATCTGTTTTCGCAGTTAGTCGCCTCGCTTGAACGTCTGCCGGCCGAGTCTTTCACGGTCGAACGGCTGGATGCGCTGTTGCAGAGCGCACGAGAGCTGAACGCACGGGCCTATGAGTCGCTGCGGTCCGGGCTCGCTGTCGAGATGCGCGATCTTGCCGGATACGAAGCCGGGCATCAGGCGCAGCTATTCGCCGCGACGATGCCGGCCGAGGTGAGTTTCGCACGGGTCAATGTCGAGCAGGCGTATAGCGCCGCGCTCGCCAGACCCATGCAGGGCCGATTACTGCGCGAGTGGGCGGCGAGCATCGAAGCGGACAAGATGACCCGCATCCGCGACGCGCTCCGGATCGGCTACGTCGAGGGGCAGACGGTCGGTCAGATGGTGCGCCGGATTCGCGGCACTCGCGCGATGGGCTACAAGGACGGCATCATCGAAATCGACCGCCGGAACGCCGAAGCGGTGGTGCGGACGGCAACGCAACACGTTGCGAGCGTGACGCGGGACAATTTCTTTGCGGCGAACGCCGATCTCATCAAGGGCGAGCGCTACACGGCGACGATTGACGGCCGAACGACGCTTCGATGCGCGTCGCTCGATGGTCAGGTGTTTCCCGTGGGGAAAGGGCCGAAACCTCCGTTGCACTGGAACTGCCGGAGCACGAGAATTCCGCTCCTGAAATCCTGGCGCGAACTTGGGATCGATGCCGACGAACTCAGCCCCAGCACACGGGCGAGCATGGACGGTCAGATCCCGGAAGATCGGACCTTCGGTCAATGGCTCAAAGGCAAGCCGGCCGCGTTCCAGGACGACTATCTCGGGCCGACACGCGGCAAACTGTTCCGTGACGGAAAACTGCCGATTGATCGGTTCGTGAGCCGCAACGGGGATACGCTGACGCTCGACCAGCTTCGCGAGCGCGACGCCAAGGCGTTCAATCGTGCAGGGCTCTAGCGCCTTGACGACAAACACGAGGCAAGCACGAGCGGAGAACGATGGTCGGTTTGCATTTCTGGGGATAGCGTAGGGCGCTATAATAGCCATACCGCAACCAATCGGGGCTTATGGATCGCGACATGCAAAAATCTCTTCGACCGAAGATCGCAGCTCAGTTTCTTGGTATCGGGATTGCCACGTTATGGCGGTGGTCGCGCGAACGCGATGACTTCCCGAAGCCACGAAGGCTTTCTACAAGATGCACAATTTTTGATCAGGATGAACTGATCGCTTGGCGTGACGCGCAATCTGACGAGAAAAGACGGGCGGCATGATTAACTAGATCCGCACATGACGCTGAAACTGATCGCCGACAACGAGAAGCCCGACAAGCCGCCGAGGGTTCGCCGCGCGCCGATGGTGTCGCCCTACTGCCCGGTGTGCGGCAGTTCGACCTGGATCAGCGCGAACCAGGGGCCGGCCGACATCCTCGAAGGGCCGAAGCCGCGCCGGGTGCGATGCTGCGCGCACTGCCTGAGCAAAGGGAAAGTCACTGTGTGGTGACGACGAACAACTGAACATCAAGGCTCGCTGCGGCGGGCCTTTTGCTTTTCCAGCCGACCCGGCGTGATGCCGCGGTCGGCTTTTTCATGCCCGAGACGGGCGCAATCAACCATCGAGAGGATGGCAAATGGCACTGCAACTCGTAGTCGAATCGCTCGAATCGCTCCCCGAAAACGTCCGCCCGCTCTACGAGCAGGAGGGTGACAAGTTCCGCCTGCAGCTGGACGGCTATGAAGATCCGTCCGGCCTGAAATCCGCACTGCATAAGGAACGGGAGGCCGCCAAGCAGGCTCAGAAGCAGGCGGCAGCGTGGGTGCAGTTGGGCAAGACGCCCGACGAAATCCAGCAGCTGCTGGAAGCGCAGCGCAAGGCGGACGAGGACAAGCTCAAGGGCTCCGGCGAGTGGGACAAGCTCAAGGCGCAGATGCTGGAGCAATCCACCAAGGAGCGCGAAAAGCTCGAGACGGCACTGAAGGCCAAGGATTCTGCCATCGAGCGCTACCTCATCGACGCGCAGGCCACCGCAGCAATCAGCGAACTGAAGGGCGTCCCGGCGCTCCTCCTGCCTCATGTCAAGGCGGCCGTGAAGGTCATCGAAGACGGCGGCGAATTTGCAATCCGAGTCATCGATGCGCAGGGAAACCCGCGCGTCAACGGCAAGGGTGAATACCTCTCGATCAAGGACCTGGTCAGCGAGATGCGCCAGTCCGAAATCTTTGGCCGGGCCTTTGAGGCATCCGGCACATCCGGCACTGGCTCTCAGGGTGGCGGCAATCCGTCGCTCGGTCGCGACCTATCCAATCTCTCCCCAACGGAGCGGCTCACCGCCGCACGCGCCGGGAAAAAGTAAAAGGAACCACGCATCATGGCTCTCACCCTTGTTGAAGCGGCAAAACTCGAAACTGGCGACGTTGTGCGCCAGGCCATCATCGAACTGTACGCCGGCTCGTCCGACATCCTGATGAACCTGCCGTTCGAGTCGATCTCGGGCAACGCGATGAAGTACAACCGCGAGTCGAGCCTGCCCGGCGTCGGCTTCCGCGGCGTCAATGAAGCCTACACGCCCTCGACCGGCGTGCTCAACCCGCTGACCGAAGCGCTGGTCATCGCGGGCGGCGACCTCGACGTCGACAAGTTCATCATCGACACCATGGGGCCGAACCAGCGCTCCGTGCATGAGGCGATGAAGATTCGCGCGCTGTCGCTCGCCTGGACGCAGAAGTTCATCAAGGGTGACAACCAGAGCGACCCGCGCGAGTTCGACGGCCTGCAGACCCGCATCACGGGCGCCCAGAAGATCGCCGCCGGCTCGACCGCCAACGGTTCCGCGCTGTCGCTCACGAAGCTGGACGAGGCGATCGACCAGACGTTGAACCCGACGCACCTGGTCATGAACAAGGCCATGCGCCGGCGTCTGACGCAGGCCTCGCGCTCGACCACTGTAGGCGGCTTAATCACCATGGAAGTGGGCGCATTCGGGCGGCGGGTCGAGTTCTACAACGGCCTGCCCATCATCGTGGTGGATCTGGACCACACCGGCGCCGCGATCCTCCCCTTCACCGAAGCGGCCACCTCGGGCACCGATACCGCGAGCTCGATCTACGTGCTCTCGATGGGCGACGGGGGCGTACTCGGCCTGCAGAACGGCGGAATGAACGTGCGCGACCTGGGCGAACTGCAGACGGCGCCGGTCTTCCGTACCCGCGTCGAGTGGTACAACGGCTTTGCCGTGTTCAACGGCCGTGCGGCTACCCGTCTGTGGTCCATCGCTGACGCTGCTGTCGTCGCCTAACCAACGCCAACGAAAGGACATTCCATCATGGCAAACCTGTATTCGCAATTCACCTACGACAACGCGCTGCTGCTCGAAGCGTCGGCGGCCCACACCACCGCGCAGACCGATGTCGGCGCGACCATCCTGGACCTCGGCGCCGGGCTGGTGTGCGGTCATCTCGTCATCGACGTGACCGGCATCGACGTGGCCTCGACGGACGAGTATTACGTGATCTCGCTCGAAGGCTCCACCGTCGCCGCCATGACCAGCGGCAGCGTGGAGCTCGCTGTGTCGCGCATGGGCAACGTCACCGCGCCGGGCGACGCCGACACCGCGGTCGGCCGCTTCGTGGTGCCGTTCCGCAACGAGCAAAATGGCACGGTCTATCGCTACGTCCGACTGAGCACCAAAGTCGATGGCACCACGCCGTCGATCACGTTCTCGGCCTGGCTGGCGAAGGACTGATCGCCATGACGCGCACCGTACAGATCGACGAGGCGGTCAACGCCAACATCAAGCACACCCGGACCGTGGATCTGGACGCTGCGCCGTCCGGGTCGTATGGCTCGGTCCCGGTCGCGCTCGGGGCGACGGCGGTCGCTACCGAGGCGGGCGACGCAGTCGTGCATAAAACCACGATCACGCTCGCCAATCTCACGGTCACCATGCGGGACACGGAGCAGGGCGGCGGGGTCAAAATCTACGACTTCCCAGCAGGTCGCATCCTGCGTCTGGGTGCCATCGGTTCGATCGCCGTCACGACGACCTCGGCCCTGGCGAGCACGCTCAATGCCAGCGTGACCTGCAACTGGGGGGTGGGCTCGACCACGCAGGCGAGCGCCACCGTAGCGACGACCGAGCAGGACATCGTCAATGTCGCGGCCTTTACCGCGTCGGCGACGGTTGACGTGGCGGGCGCGGTGGCGAACGGGGTCGGGCCGGGTGTGCTGGCATCACTGGACGGCACCTCGACCGCGGTGGATGCGTTCCTGAACCTCGCCGTAGCGGTCGCGACCGACATCGACGCGGACGCGACGGTGCTGGTCAATGGCTCCGTGACGATTCACTGGATCAACCTCGGCGACTATTGATGACAAGGGGCGGCCCCGGTCGCCCCTGATCTTTTGGAGCATCAGATGGCGCTCGTCACCTGTTAC